GAGATGGACCGGGTGGGCTCGGGGACCACCCTCGCCGAGAACTATGCCGTGGCCATGTTCGGCAACCTGCAGCCGCGGGTCCTGCGCGAGAACATCGCCAAGTTGACCGAGGACGGTCTGGTCCAGCGGTTCATACCCGTGGCGCTGCGCCCCGAGTGCACGAAGCTCGGACACCCGGTGCCCGAGTGCATGACCAACGCGGCCGAATACGAGCAGATGGTGCGGGTGTGCTTCGGCCTGCCGGCCATGACCTATCGACTGAGCCCGGGGGCCTACGACACGTTCTACGCGTTCCAGGTCTGGTACAACCAGGCCATGCGCGATGAGCGGCTGCTTCGGGGCTCGGACACCCTGCAGACCGCGATGGGTAAGCTGGAGGGCCTGTGCGGCCGCATCGCGCTGGTGTGGCACTGCATCGAGAGCCCGTACACGATGGAGGTGTCCGGGGCTCTCATGGCTCGCGTGGTCCAGTTCGTCAAGGGGTATGTGCTCCCGGCTCTGCGGTACTGCTGGGACGGGGAACTCACTGAGAGCGACTCACTGGACCGCTGGGTCGCGGAGCACGTCCTGTACAACGCCGATGTGGGTCAACTCACCCTGAGTCAGATCCGCAGGAGTGCTCGCAGGCGCGTCGAAAAGTACAACGTCCAGACAGCGAACCAGATGGTCATTGGGGCCATGGAGATCCTGGAGGCGTCCAAGTGGGTGGCGCGGGTGGACGACAAGACCGAGGAGGGTCGAGGCGTGGCCCTGTGGGTCATCAACCCCGCGCTCAAGGAGATGTTCGCGTCCAGGCGTCAGGCGATCATGGACGCGAAGCGCAGGGCCGAGGAGCGCCGGCACGAGGTGGCCGGGGTCGAGTTGAAGCAGTCGAGGGTGAAGGCGGCATGATAGTCCTCGTCTGCGGTGGTCGGGATTACCACGGTGATGTGGCTGGACCACTGAACCTGCTGCACATCACCGTGTTGATCCATGGTGGCGCGAGGGGTGCCGATCTGGCATGCGCATCGTGGGCGAGAACCAAAGGGGTCCACTGTGCACAGGTCGATGCGTTATGGGACTACTACGGCAAGTCAGCGGGGTACAAGCGCAACGTCATCATGGGGTCACTGGCCCCGGACATCTGCATCGCGTTCCCGGGTGGTGTGGGTACACGGATGATGGTCGAGATATGCTCAGTGTACGAGATACCCGTGTACCGACCAATGGGGTAAATCGCAAAGCTAGTTTGCGCCCACTAACCCAGAACCGAGAGGAGGGTCGAGTTGAAGCAGTCTAGGGTGAAGGCGGCATGAAGAAGTGGGAGCGCCCCCGGCCCTGCTGGTGCTCGGGCTACTGGTTCCCGCATCGATTGACGAGTGGGTCCTGCGTGAGCAACCCGAACGTGGGCACTCAGGTGCGCATTCTGGCCCGGCGCCATGGGTGGACGGACGAGGAGACTCTGGAGGCGTTCATTGACCTGGCGCTGAGCACCCCGGGTATCCCGAGTCGGGAGTGTCCATTCTGAAATCGCAAAGCTAGTTTGCGCCCACTAACCCAGAACCGAGAGGAGGGGGTCTGTTATCCAGACCCCCTTTTCCATTTCCCGGAACTTGAAATTCAGCCGGGAAATGCTTCTTGGGTAGGCCCAACGCTATAGGGCGCCTGAGAGCCACGAGGGCACGGTCTGGGGTGTGGGGCTCACCGGCGCCTGGATCGCGGCGCCTGCGTCGATCTGGCTCGATTTGGCCCGGTTCCGAGATCCCGAGGGCCTGCCGGCCTGCCGTTTCGCTGGTTCGCTGGCCCGGGCATCGGTGATCAGGTCAGCGTGCAGCGTGCACACTTTGTCGTAGAACTGCACCTGTTTCAACACCTCGATTAGGCGCAAGGGCGCAGCTTGCAGGGCCCGAGTGCCTTTGATCCAGCCACGCAGGGTATGCACTGGCACGCCGAGGTAGTGCGCCATGGCGGCTTCGGACAAGCCTAGGTCAGATTGCCATTGTTTCAGTTCAACCGGGATCATTTGTGTTTCTCCAAAAGGTAACCCGGGCGCCTGGCCCGGGGATTGTGGTTAATGGTTGTCTACTTGCGACGGTGCTGCCGTGCCATAAACTCGCGGGTCTCATAACCGAAGATGGTCTTAATCTGACCATCCAGAATCACGGGATCCGGCATAGGTTTTTGTTCCCATACCGGATCCTGCCCGATCGGTGCAGTGTTCCACCACCAATGACCCGGCTTCAGTGGTAGGAGTTTCGTGATTGATGTTGCCATGGTTCAATGCTCCATAGACCAAAATATCCGGCCGGCATCGTCCCGATAAAACGAACTAGGGCACCGGCCATCGGATGCCATGGGCTCATAGAATGCCCAATCGGGTCCATCGGCATGTTCTGGCCATTTGAAACACTCGCGCCATTCCGATGCGATCCATTGGGCACAAAGGGCGCGCAGGTGTTCATCCGACATGGCTGCAATTTCATCATCGGACCATCCACCCCAAGGGCGCAACCAGTCGCGGAACTCCTGCAGTGCCGCATCATCGGGCAAAGGGTTGAATTCCTTCACGGCATCGATGGAGTTTTGCCAGGTGATCCGGCCGGCATTGTCTCCGAGTTCAACGACACTGCCCGATAGCATGCTGCAGTCAGTTGACGCGAGAAAATCCGTTACATCGATTTCCATGGATCATTCTCCTTTTGCAATTGTTTGGATCATCCTGATGCCACCCCTGATAGCTTTCAGGTCATGGGAATCCCGGATACACGCGGCCAATGTCCCGATGGTGCGCAGGTCCTCCACCCTGGCCCGTAGCCTATCGGCGACAAGTCGCAAGTGTTGCGAGTCGCACCCCTCGCAGGTGCGCAGGATCTCCTGATCCGTCATTGTGTGGTGTAAGAACATTAGGAAACCTCCGATTCGATGGGACCATAGGCGCTCGGGATCTCGCGCCCCGAGTGCGCGCAAATCAGCGGTTCACCTTCCCAATAAATGAAAACCGCCACAGGTGTCCAATCGCGATCGGGCCAGCGTGTTGGTGCCATATTGCGCCGAATTTGCCGGTAATTCTCCCGTGCCGATCGGGCATCGATGCACTCGCCATCGGACATAAGCAAAGCGCATTGGTAACCGCCGGGCCATGCATATCCACCAGAGCGAATGAACAATTGAAGGTCTGATTTTGGGAACATGGTTAACTCCAAAGGTCTGTATATGGTTCGGCGATCGCCAGTTCAGCGACATCCATGGGGAGCGATGGATAGCGGGTCCACAGCTTGCGACACTCGCCGATAAAAGAATCGGCATCATCGCCTTGCATGAAAATCGATTCTTGCCCTGGGGCGTCAATCGATACCGTGGAATAACCCGAGTCAGTGTCGACCGTAATACCGGCATCGCGCATGCGCTGGGCAGCTTGCCAGAATATCCGGGTACGTGGGGTTGGTTTGGACATCACAACACCTCGATTCTTGAATAGTTGTCCTTCAAGGTCTGCACCTCGGCAGTGTCCACCCATTCGACAAAGTAGCAGATATGTGCGCCTACTGCGTCCCATCGGTCACAGCCAACATTGCGCACACTATCACCCGTGCGAGTGCATACGCGACGCATGGCGCCCCGGGGCGATGATGCGGACACAAGAAAGCGATTGACCCAGCAGTAGTTAGCTTCGCCACCATATGTGTCTGTCATTTCCACGAAGTAAGTGTGTTTCATGCGAACCACCTGCGAGCGATACTGGTGCCGAGTTCACGGCGCGCAGTTTTGCGAATGTAATCGCCCATGTTGGGCCGTGGCAGGGCATTCTCACGCATCCAATTCCAGATCACAGTCGACAACAACCGACACACGGCCGGCCGGTATTCCGTGCACCAATACTGGCCCGTACAGTAGTCAATCTGTACACGCTGGGGCATTGATACAGTCGCACGACTGTTGCACTTAGGGCAATAGCATGTTTGCTCACCGCTAAGGTTTGCAGTGGGCCCATGGGTTACAGGTGCGGTCCATTCGTGCTTACAGGTCATGCATTCACGGTCGCGCACGATAACAATGGACAACCTGCCGGACTTCGCAGCATCGAGGATCATCTCTGCAGTTATCGAGTCATGCCATGCCACATAGTTGAGCATGGCGCGCGCATGCTGCAGGTCTTTCCCGATTGACCGCACCTCGGCACGATAGGCGACAAGATCACCATAGTTGCCATAGTCTAAACCCGGGCGTTGATTCACCCACGCATTCAACGCATCAATAATTGTCTGTTTCTTAACCATGATTTAATCCTTCCGGTATTTCAACCTCGTCGCCAAGCTTGCTCGCCACGTAGCAGCGCATTGCTGCGATAAGCGGAGTGGGGCCAAAAACGTACTCATTTGGAACACCGCGGGTATAACTTGCGGCGCACTCTTTCATATCATCAGTACGCCAAACATCGAATCCGTGGTTGCGCATCTCCTGCTCGATGATCGGCCCGCCTTGGGACCAGTCGGTGGACGGGCTTACCGTGCCGTCGTACTCGTCAAGCGTGGTGACATTGACGATGGCGTCCATGTCTGACCATTCGGGTTTGTCGCACTTCGCAACCAGCCAGTCCAACACCGGGCCAGTGGCCTCTAAGACATTTACCCTACTCATGGTAGAAGCTCCCATTGTCAATCGAGTGAGACAACACAGTGCGCACCTGGGTCAGTGCCATCTTGCGCGCCACCATCGAATTAACACCCAAGCGGCGCCGGAACGATCGGGCGCAATGACCCACAGTAAAAGCCAAACCATGCACATGGTAGGCGTCGAGAATTTGCCACGTTTTCATAATCACCACCTTACAGTTACGCGATGCGAGAGTGCATCCAATTGCCGATTCATTGAATCGGCAATTAGGGCATTCATGCAATGTGGCGAGCGTACAGGATCACGGGAATGGCACACATTCCGAGAATGGTCAGTGTCACCCAGGTGGCGAAGATGATACGGTTGATTGTTTCCATGATGCGTTGACTCCGGTTTGTTTACGATGGGTCAATTATCGGGTATCCATGCAATGCACCAAGCATTGTTACAGATTATTACATCTTCAACTAATCCATGGTTCACTGACTCTAGTGTTAGTGGGTTGTAGTGGTTCAATGGGTCAAAGAATCCCGGAGTCAATGGCTCGAGATGTGACAAATGTGACTTAGGGATTCTGCATGACCATGCGCAGATTTTTTTCGAAAAGTAGTCCAAAACCATGTTTACCCGGAAAGGTCAATCCGTCACACCTGACTCATTGAACCCGTGAATAAGTCAATGCTCAGCATTGTTTGTCACATTGTCACATCATGACTCAATGCACCTGTGAATCAGGGATACGGGGAATCCATGATGCATTGAACCATGGATAGGCTTGGACCATGGTTCAACGCATCTCGGATACTCAGGGTGCGAAGCTGGCAGGCCACGGGTCATGCGCTGCAGGTCTGGTCGGCACCAGTGCCACGGGATCCGCGGGAGGGGGAGGGGGAGCCCCCAGGTCCTGGCGGCGCGGTGTCGGGGGTGGTCACTCAGAGAATCCAAGAACCCGGGAAACTAAAAAGTCATTGAGTCAGAAATATTTATACTCAGACCAATCTGAAAAGTCATTGAGTCAGAGATATTCAACACCACACCCCTGCGAGAACCTGTGATACACTGATCCGGTGGTGAATGCGCAGGCTGATGCGATTGTGAGCTAGACACAAGCCCTCGCTGGTGGCGGGGCAAGCCGGAAATCAGTGCCGGTCACCACACCTTCCCTGCTCCACGCACCCGTGATACATTCCACCCGTGGACACCACCCTCGCACAACACTCGACAACCCACGAGCCCCTGCCCGGGTGGCTGGCGCCTGCTCCTCGGATAGTTTGTCAGTTCTCATGCGGAGCGGCATCTGCGGTTGCGACGAAGTTGATTCTTGCCAAACACCACGGAACAACAAGAGATATTCAGATCGTGAACGCATTCATCAAAGAGGAACACCCGGACAACCGGCGATTCTTGAAAGACTGCGAGCGGTGGTTCGGTAGGCCGATCACAGTGCTGCGTGACAAGAAGTACGACGCTTCAGTCATTGAGGTGTTCAGGCGAAAACAATTCATAGCAAGTCGTAAGGGTGCCCCCTGTTCAACTGCGCTCAAACGCACAGTGCTCGACGAGTGGAAAAGGCCCACTGACATAATGGTGCTTGGGTTTACATCGGAAGAGGAGGATAGACTGGATGACATACGTGAACGAAACCCGGATCGTGAAGTGTGCGCCCCACTGATTGATGCGAATCTCAGTAAAGAGGACTGCAAAGCCATGGTTCATCGTGCCGGGATTGAGTTGCCCCTGATGTACCGATTGGGTTATGACAACGCCAACTGTCCCGCATGCGTGAAGGGTGGGGAAGGGTATTTCAGAGCAATTCGTGAAGATTTTCCTGAGTGGTTCGAGAACCTCGCATCAGTACAGGAGAACATCGGCCCCGGTGCCAATTTTCTGCGTTACAGGTCCGGTCCGATGAAGGACCAGCGTTTCTCGTTACGTGATTTACCCCTTGGAAAAGCGCGGCGTAACGAGAAGATGCTATCGTGTTCGTTTCAATGTGAGACAGCAGAACAGGTGTATTCGTCATGACCGATGTGCCCCAGTGGCTCGCACCCGAGCCCCTGCCGTACTACCACCCCGAGGTCATCAAGACCAAGCAGCAACTCAGGGAGAACCAGCGAGCCATCGAGCAGGTGACCTTCGAGAGCCTATTCGACGATGTGCTCGACGTGGTGCGTGAGGGTCGGATGCTCGTGAACCAGATGTTCGAGAACGACCCCCGAGCCCCGAGCTATGCGCGGTTCATCTCGTGGGTGTACCGGGATGAGTCCAGGCGAGCCCGGTACGAGGAGGCGCAGCAGGTCGGTGCCGAGGTGATCAAGCAGGACATGCTGACCATCGCCGATGCGTCGGACAGTCTGGAGGATGTGAACCGATCGACCCTGCGCATCAACACTCGCAAGTGGATGCTCGGGGTCATGGACAAGAAGCGGTTTGGCGACACGAAGCAGATCGACCAGACGGTCACGATCAACCTGGGCGACGCGATGCGCGAGGCGCAGGAGCGGCTCGATCGATCGCGGACAGTTGATGCACCAGTGAGGAGGATAGAGTGATGCACGACTCAGTGGATGTGATCAGCGGTGCCACCGGCCTAACTCGAAAAACCATGAATGAGATATGGACCGAGGTCAAAGCGAACAGCGCGGCACTGGACTCGTGTATCGGACCACACGACTTCCAATCAATGGATCAGACCAAAAAACTCGGTACGAGGTACAAGTGTTCCAAGTGCGGCGGGACAGTCGATGGTGTCTCCTACAGTTGGTACACCAGGGGACTGACCCATGGCCGCCCCTCGTAACTCGTCACCCCTCGTCGGGGAGCAGGACCTCATCACCACGCTCCTGGGGTTCCGCTACGACCCCGAGGGGTTCGTCAGGTATGCGTTCCCGTGGGGCGTGAAGGGCACGCCACTGGAGCGGGTAGAAGGTCCACGGACCTGGCAGCTTGATGAGTTCAAGCGCATCCAGGACCACCTGCTGCTCGATCAGGAGAAGGCGAGGATCGGACTGCCTGGGTCGCCACTGTACCTGGCCATCTCGTCGGGTCGGGGGATCGGCAAGAGCGCATGGCTCTCGATGCTCGACCTGTGGGTCGCATCGTGCTGGATCGGGAGCACGGGCATCGTGACCGCGAACACGGAGACGCAGCTGCGCTCGAGAACCATGGCAGAACTCGGCAAGTGGCACACGATGGCGATCAACCGACACTGGTTCGAGAAGTCGTCCATGTCGCTCAGGCCGGCACGCTGGTTCGCCGATGTGGTCGAGTCGCAACTCAAGATGGACACGCAGTACTACTACGTGGACGCACAGTCGTGGTCGGCCGAGAACCCCGATGCGTTCGCCGGCGCCCACAGCCAGATCGGCATGATGGTCCAGTTCGACGAGGCCTCTGGCATCCCGGACCCGATCTGGCAGGTCACCGAGGGGTTCTTTACCGACATGGCCCCGCTGCGCCTGTGGCTGGCCATCTCGAACCCGCGGCGCAACACCGGACGGTTCTTCGATGCGTTCCACAAGGACCGAGCGTTCTGGGATGCCCGGTACGTGGACTCGCGCACCGTGGAGGGTGTGGACAAGGCCGTGTACCAGCGCATCGCGGACAAGTATGGGGAAGACAGCGACACCACCCGCATTGAGGTCAAGGGTCAGTTCCCGCGCACCGGGTCGAACCAGTTCATCGGGCGCGAGGTGGTCAGTTACGCCGCCGAGCGCGACCTGGTGCCCGACGACGGGGCGCCACTGACCATGGGCATCGACGTCGCCCGGTTCGGGGATGACGAGTCGGTGTTCCGGTTCCGTCGGGGTCGGGACGCTCGGAGCATCAAGCCCATGCGGTTCCGGGGCAAGGACACCATGGCGCTGGCCACCGAGGCGGCGACCGCCATCGAGCGCCTGAAGCCTGATGCCGTGTTTGTGGACGGCGGCGGGGTCGGGGGCGGCGTGGTCGACCGGCTCAAGATGCTCGGGTACAGGGTGATCGAGGTGCAGTCGGGTGGAGCGGCCCACGACCCGGACAAGTATTTCAACAAGCGAGCGGAGACGTGGGGCGAGATGCGCGACTGGCTCGTCTATGGCGCAATCGACAACGACGAGGCGCTGATCGACGACCTGACCGGCCCCGAGTACGCCCTGCACCTCAAGGGGCAGATCAAGCTGGAGAGCAAGGACTCCATGAAGAAGCGGGGCCTGCCGTCCCCGGACGACGGGGACGCCCTGGCCCTCACCTTCGCCGAGCCCGTGAGTCGCATGGACGCGGCGACGGCGCGGCGCATGAACCGGATGAGGGGGATGGTGGCCAGCAGTGAGTATGATATATTCGCGTCAACTTGAGGAGGTTCGCCCATGTCTGGTCTGTTTGGAAGCAAGCCAAAAATTCCAGCCGCTGCTGCGGTTACTCCAACAGTTGCGACTCCAGCCGTGGCCGCTGCGGCAGACGCCCAGCGCATGCGCTCCCGTGCCGCCAGTGGCCGTGCCGCCACCATGCTTACCTCGACCGAGGAGCAGGCCACCACCCCGATGACCGCCACCAAGAAGCTCCTTGGCGGGTAACGTGTGGCCAGCCTCTACATCACCGAGTTCCAGGCCAGCGGCAACGCTGAGTCGGGGGCACCGATCGCACCCTCGCACCGCAGACCCTCGGGGGTCTTCCTGTTCGGACAAATGGGTCGCAGAGACCCGAGATACTGAGGACTGAAATATGACTGCAATCTCAACCACGGGCACCCTTGCAGCAGGGAGTTCCAAGACCTTCACTCTGGCACCCGGGGGAGCGGTCTCGCTGACCCTCTCGCCAAACCCTCGCGTGACCATCACCGAGACCCCGGAGAGCGTGAGCGGCTCGGGGGTTGGGGGCAACACTTCCCGGGTGCACGAGCCTCAGTTGCCCGGCACCTTTGCCTATGGACCCTACGCCATGGGCGGGGTCGTGGTGGTTGCGGTGGCCAGCAACTCGGGGAGTTCGGTGGCCTGGACGCGCAAGGACACCGTGGTCACGACCAACAGCGACGGCACATCCCTGGTGTCAGGGGATGGAATCTACAACCCCCTGCGCCCGCGCAGCATCCGAGCCGGAATCACATTGTTCGGCCCTGAAATTACCTACTCCGCACCCGCCACGGCAGTCGGCGCGAACTGCACGATCAACAGTTCTGGCGCGGTGACGGTCAACGGGGAAACATATTTTCTGGTCAACGCCACGGCGACCAACACGACTAACAACTGGTTTGAGATTCAGCTCAACAGCGTCCCGACGTTCACCTCTGACACGCTCACGCATGAATACATTTGCGATGCTCCGGGGAATCTGACCAGCGTGACCGCCTACATGGGCACGGCTGGA